GGATCAGGATTCTGCTTCATGATGTTTAATTAAACGTTCTAAGTACCATTGAGCTTTAAGTAAATCCTGAATTGGATTACCCTTTGATTCATACCGCCACAAATATTTGATAATGTTCCCTTTGCAGTAGCCACGGAAGCCTTCACTGCTCATTGCAGATTCCATTGCTTCAATGCACTCAATTCTGCCTTGCATATAGTGATCGGGATGGTTAACTTGATTGCTCAAAATAAACATTAAGTGCTGTCAGAATATTAAGATGACAGTGGCAAAGAGTCAATCTTATACCGTTGATAATCGGTACTTACAAGCCCAAGGGGTATCTGATAATATTTCAGGGCGTCGTTTTTTACAAGACTACATAAAAGCACGTACTGTTGCTGGCCGGTTCCCAACTACAGAAGAACGTAAACAAGATGATCGGTTTGTCTTTGCTGCTCAAAGTGGAACCATTCCTGTGGGTGCGCTCCCTGCTGCCCCACGTGGTTCTGCCAGTATCGGCAATACTGATGGGCGGATTATTTATCGTAATACCTTCCGCACTAAGCCGTCTTAATTCACATCACAAGATTTCCAATCGTTGAAAAGGCTTCTTGGAATTTTTGTGTGTGATTAAAACCTAATTCCCGTGGTGGCAAAAATACAAAAAACCCCCACTTAGGAAAGTTCTCATACAGGTAGAAGTTACGTCCGTGTACAAGTGCAGGACGTTTAGATGGTATGCAAATAGGATAACTCCAGAGACTAGGAATTGTTCTCATAATCTCTGTTGTAGTAGTAAAAAATAAAGCTGAGTTCACATACCCCAGCTTCCAGTCCCTCTCAAGACGATCAAACCAGGCGCGTGCTGGACTAGAAGAACCAGGACCACCGCCTCGTAAAGACCACCTCCAGCTTTGCCTGGCGCGGCTGAAAGAGCAGCGTCCATAAGTCGGTGGAAAACAGTATACGTTTCCTTTCCAGGGCTCTTGCTGATTTAATGCATCATCGTGCTTTGTAAAAATTTTTTCTGCCTGGAGAAACTCCTTGTTTGCATGTTCTGTACTACCAGGATCCAGATCAATGTAATCTAAAACGTGATAAATCAGTGGCAAGTATTCAGCAGGAGTGCACCAATCATCTTCTAAACGATAGATTCGGCAAGCACTTTCAAAATGCCTTGCACTCCGTTTGATTTTACTCATCAGTTGCTACGTCTTCAAAAGGAAGTGGTTGATCCCGCTCGTAACAAATCAATGACATTTGATTCTTATCTTGAATAATAAAGAGTCCTTGCTTTGTCGGATCTACAGATTCTGCACGGGCAATAGCTTTCTGCATAACACTGGCAGGACCTTCCATCTCTCTGGAGTTGAAATCTGATTGTGCTTGAATCAATGCAGCAACAGGAAGATAAAACATGCTGTTTTTAGGATCTTCTGCATCCGGCACATAAACAACAGCACCAGGCCCTTCGTTGTAATAGAACTTTTCAAAGAAATCGCACATGTCCGCGCAAATTCTTTCAATCACCAATTGAGCCATTTTCTTCTCCCCACCAGTTTTGGCACTGGAAAGAAGTCCGTTCACTAACTTTTGACGCCTGTTGTTCATTTCTAATAAACTGTCCGAGACCAGTCTGTTGTAGAGTTTTGCAAATTTTGGGAAGAGGTTCGTAGATAACTACCATCTTTCCCATGTTGCCAAGTTTTTTAAGGAGCTTACCTTTCTCGTCTTTGAGTTTTGTAAGTTCGCCTTGACGAATTAGATATTCAGCTACACAACGATACCGTCGTTTTGTTGCTAAGTCAATGTCGGGAAACTTCTCACAAATGGTTGCTGCTTTCATATCGCTAAAGGTGATGCGAATCTGATCAGCTAATGACAAGCCGTGGATTAAGTCAGTTGTAGCAACTTCATAGCTTTTAACCAGTTCTAAATAACGCTGAAGATCAAGAGTCTCAAAACTTCCTTCAGGAGGAAGAAATGGCAAGACTTGCTGTGCTAAAGAAGGTTTTAAGATCTCTTTATAATTCTCTGTTGTTACAGAGTCAATATCTAGATCAATAAAGCGGTAGCTCATTCATGGGATTTATGTTGTGCACAGCCTAACAATTTTTTGCTTGTTGACAATAGCGTTGTTTTTCTTCCCACTGGCGTTGATGCTCCATCAAAAGAACCAACTCGTAGTAATCGCGCTTAGGATAGGTATCCTTAAGCTGACCAGGTAACGGTTTGCCGCCAAAGTTTTCAGCAGTCCACAAAGCGTTAGCCAAGTTTTTTTGCTGGGTTGACATCAATGATAACATCGTCTTAGTGGACATTAAGCTGACAAGCTCTTTAAAATCTTCAACGAACGGACTCTGATTATGAAACGACCTATTACCTATGCTGAGTTGATCTTGGTTGTTGCTGTCCTGATCAGCGGAATTCAGGTGGCACCCCATCTTTATAAGTTTGTTTCAGATAGAGTAAGTATAGAAGTCAAGTTTAAGTAAAGATCATGAGTTCAGGTGGTGGTGGTAGCGCACCTACGTCAAAACAAACTCAAGTTACTGAAATTAAAGGTAAAGATCCGACTATCATACAGGACTATTTCAGTCCAGAATTTTTAAACCGCTTAGCAGATGTTGCTGACGTAGAGAAAGCGCGTGCTTTAGAATCTCGTGCACTTTCACAACAGACAACAAACCGTATTCTTGGCATGTACGGTAAAGCTCCTCTTTACGATCCTCTTATGGAGAGGAAACAAGATACCGGTGAAAACGTTATTGTAACACCGAATTTAGACATTGGCTATAGTACTAAACATGTAATTCCAAAAGATGAGAGTTTCTTTAAGTCTCCTAACGAAGTTAATTATCGTAATAAGTATGAAGAGCAGTTACAGACTAACCAAAACCTTGCTCAGCAGGTAAAAGATTTAACTGAAAAAGTAAATAAACCTGCTGTTCAGCAGCGAAGTCCCCTTCATCGTGGTGGACGCTACGGAACGCTTACGCCAGGGTTCTACACTCGGTCGTAACGACTAGTATTGTTTCAAATTTCTTTTGAGTCGTTTAAATTAATCCACTCTTTATAGGTATCAACTAAACATTCATATTCTGTATAGGGAAGAAGCATAACTGCTTTGCCGTTTTCCAGATGAATGCAATAGTGCCTTCCGTTTTCAACTACATCGTCAATAAAGTCATCAAAGTGGGTCTCAAAATCCTTAAATAAAATAGTTTTCACTAGAAGACCTGCTAACTGTCACTAAGGTTAGCAGGTTTTTTATTGAAATCAATCAACGATTGAACCAAAGTCAATGCTGGTGTTAAACGTTTCCGTAATTAAACCAAAATCTAAGCTTTCGTCTATGCTCTCATAGACATAGCGCCAGTCGTTAAGAAAACTTTCTAGTGTAATAGAGTAAGTAGTTTCTAAATAACGGATGTCATTTGTGATTAGGAAAACATAATCTCCTGGAGTAAGGAGACCAGAGGGAAAATCAGAACTTTTTATAGGATTGTCTTGATCTCCATCTTCAATAGACGCTTCATCAACAACATAACCTAAGTTATTAACTGGTAACTCACGTCTGTGTGTACCGTCTTCAATCTTATAGAAGGCGATTAATGTGTTCTTATTAGTCTGCTGAGTAGTAGCAGACTGACTATAGTTTTGCGTAACTTTAATAGAACGAGGACGCAATAACTTAAAAGAATAGAATGTTGTTTGCTGTCTACTCAACCCTCCGTGAGTATTGCTAATTGTTAGTGTTTTATAAATAGCGTTTAAAGTTCCGAGATTAATGGGATTATTTACCGAATCTCCTAACTTAGGAGGTAAAGGATCACTGCCATAGTATGACGTGGGGCCATAAGCAGTAGGGCCAGTACCCCCTGTTGGGTAAGCTTCTACACTACCTAAGTTATAAAGACCTGTGTTAACTGGAAGAGTTGCTAGAAACCTGGACATCTTTCATATTTAAACCAGTGTACAAACCATTTGTACGTCCACTGGCTTGATACTTTTCTTCCATGATTCTAGCGCGTTCTGGATAGAAACCTTCTTCTTCAATAGTTTCAATTACTTCGTAGCTAATACGCTTTTCCATGCAACGTAACTCTAATTGAGCTTCGTCTTCAGTATCAAACCACTCACTTACTTGGTAGGCTCCTTCTAAATAAATGAAGGCTGCATACTGCTTTTCCTTTAAATGGTAGTTACTAGGAAAAACTTCACTCCTCTTGTACAGAGGTTTTTGCACGTTCGAAGATGTTGCCATAATTCAAATTGATTGTTTCAATCTTGGTGGGCTGAGCTTTTGATCCTAACTCCTTTATTGTTAAATGGAGAGGATTACAGCAAAGAACACTGCACCCTTCTTTGTGGCTGATCTTATGTTTACCGGTATAACCACGACTTAACCAAAAAGCTACGCGATGTGCAGATTGCGTTTTAGCTGAATGAAAGGGGCTTGGCATATAAGCTACTGTTTCTGTGTTATTGCGACGGGTTGCTCCCATCCAATTCCAGCATTCGTTTGGATCTTTAATGTCAACTTTTAACCAGAAATTTCGGACGGTCCAATAAACATCCAGATCAAAGTTAGTCACATCAATTGTGCATCTGCCTTTTTCAATGGCATCCATGCAGTCACGGCATTCTTGCTGGAGTCCAAAGTTATCTGCATGTCCCTTGAAACCACGACGGTGCCACAGGCAGTGCTTACCTTTGTTTTGAGCGTGCGCTTTAAGAAGCTGTTCTCGATAGTTCCCTGTAGGAGACAGGATTGACTCCAGGTTATCTGAGAGGTTTGAACTGGAGTCAGAAGTCATTGGTGTAAGCGCCTTCTAAGCAGATTCTTCTTACAACATGGTAGGGGAGTTTAAAAAATTTGCCCAATTTTTCATAGGTCCATTTGGTCTTATTGGACTTACGACGACTCCGTATTTCTGCTAAGACATCTGGACTAATGTTCCGTCCTTTGCGCTTGGCTTGCTCGAGCTTTACGTCCTTGGCGGTTCCAAAGTAGTAGTGATCGGGATTGATGCAGTACTTGGAACTGCAAACATGCCTACGCACCAGCAATGCAGATCGTCCTTCCTCCTCTACTGGCGCGAATCTGTTTGCTAAAGCAAGGGTCATTAGACGGGGATCTCTATTTTTGTATAGGGGACGGTACTTGTTCGTAACCCGGAACTGGTTGAGCAAGGAAGCGTTGTAACGCTGTACGCACCAACACTGTCCCATACCAAGTTCATCATGTAATTGCTTGACTAATGCAGCAAAAGTAACAATATCTTCTTCGGTGAAGTATAAATCAGCAAAAAACTCCTTGTAATTCATTTAGGGGTCGTGCGTCATCCCTAAAGTGTAGGCACACATCCCAGTAGTGTCAACGGTTTTCGGCACTCTCAAAAGAACGGACAAACACCTCCGTTTTTACCCTGTATTTCTCTTTAGGAAAGGGAATTAGGGGTAGCAACAATTGCGTTCATGGCCTTCACCGTCAACAAAAGTGTTCAGTCAGATACACCGAACGGACGCACTGCTACCCCTACTTCTTACGTCCTAAGTGAAATACCACCTCTAAATGGAGGGTTTTGTCTGTTCTTTTTGATTCCTTGAAAACCCTTGTGCTGCAAGGAGTTTCAGCTGCTGCTCAGCAGTACATATGTATACCCCAACAAAAGTATCATAAACCTTCAGGCTTAATGCAATACATCTCCTCGTACTGTTCTGCATAAGTAAGAGCGCAGTGGTAAGGTTCAACGTATCGACACATTGATCCCCCTGGTGTACAAACTCTGTGCACTTGATTGTTATGGTGATCTTCCCCAAACTCAATGGTGGTACCGCAGGGAAAGGTTTGAATAATTTTCACGGCTCTATTTAGTTCTATTATTATTGTAGATAGGAATTACTGTATTTTAGTGGCTGAATACACATCACCAATATCTGGTAAGAAGCGCCAAATTCCTTCGCCAATCGAATTTTTAGGCGCTATTAGTGATTATTATCAGACGCTTCCGTCGTGGACTGGCCCTCGACGTACTGGACTAGCAAAGCTTCCTACCGATTACCGGCGGGAAGAGCTTTTGGCGGCTGGACAGGTTCCTGGAGGGTTGCCTTCGGACTATAAGGAAACAGAATTAGAAGCTGGGCTCGCTGCTGAAGCGTATCGGCGAGGTGCTGGTTTCCCAACGGCTATTGTTACAGGTGTAACACCCACTGGAGAATTAGACCGTTCTCAAAGTGATGAGTACAAGTCCCAGATGGCGCAATATCGCAACTTGATTGCTAAAGAAAAGCAGCAAGAAGCAAAAGATCTCGGTATGGAAATCTGGAAACAAAAATATGCTGACACAGCA